ACTAACGGTCTTGACGCTCTATGTATAGATTATCTTAGGATTAAGCTTGCTGTCCAGCACCCTGCTGTGCAGGTGACGGGTTAGAGAACTGGTTATTACCACCGGCATTATGTCCACCCTGAGGTCCCTTAGGCGGTGCACTACCACCCGGAGGCAATCCCGGAGCGCCTTGTGTCGGTCCGCCTTGTCCACCGCCACCCGCTGTTCCACCCATCATCATCTGGCTAAGCATCTTCTGTTGCTTCTTAGCGATATGAGCGTCGTAGTGGGCTTTAGCTTCCTTCTGCACAATCGGATCAAGAGTCTGATACGTCTGAGACTTAAGGAAAAGACCGTGAGCTTGGATATGCTGGTCATCATCATCCCAGTCGTTAACAGGTACGATAGGTGCATCGAACTTATCAACGGTCTGAGCAAGGGTCGGGTTACTACGTGCCTGCTGTTCGTTCTGCATACCGTTCTGCATAAGGAACTGTTGCTTCATAACGTCCCGGATACCCAGCGTAGTCTTTACCTGTTCAGGGTCCATCGTCTGGAAGACAGTGTTCTCACGGTGAGCCGCACGCTTATCAGCGTCCGCTTCCTCGTAGTAGCTCTGCATGTTAGGCAATTCCATGAGTTCCAGACCCTTATCCTCGGGAATAATACCCCGGGTAATCATATCCATGAACATAGCGTTCTTGGCAGACTTGGATACAGGCAGTACAGAGCCGGATTCGATACGGATATCGGTACCGGTCTTAATATCGGCACCCTTTAGCAGATGCACCGATATAGCATTGTTCGGTCCCACAGAGCGGACAAGTCGAGCTTCATCCCAAAACTGGACACAAAGCTCAAGAACTTGCTTAGCGACCGCCTGAATACCGCGCTCAAAGCTCTTATAGACCGGAGCCATATAAGAGTCGTCACGTTCCTGAAGGAAGTTAATAGCCGTAGCGGCAGTTACACCACTGGGAGCCTGTCCCTTAGAGACTTGGTGCTGACCACTGATATCCTCAAAGTCTTCAGAGTAGTACTGCTGTTCGTCTTTGAGGTATCCGGGCATTGTCGGTACCTGAATAGGTACTGGTTCTTTAAAACCGGGGTTAATTTCCACAAGCTGGCCGGGACGAGAAGTCCACTTAGTGACATCAATAGAGCCTCGCTGTACGAAATAACCCGATTTTGCGGTGCTGTTACGGTTCTCGATAAGCTGAGAGCGTGCCCGGTTGATTTCCTTCTGAATGGGAATAAGGTCTTCCAGTACAGAAGTAGTCCAATAAGTTCCAGACGGAACGTTTTCAAGCTTCGTGAACGGGAAATCGCCGTGATCATACGGGAGGCCTTCCAGACTTGAATAGACCACACGCCTATCACAAGTGATGAACATACCACCCTCAGGCAAAAGGTTCGTAGCACCCTCTTTCACCCACGCTTCGATAATAAGGCACGAGTCTGGCTTAGCAGTTTCTTCCGCCCCAACAAGATTAAGGTATCGAGTTTCCATAATCTCATTAGTAGAAACAACATTAGGAGTATGATCGGGTGTGATAACGTCAGGCCAGCGGTCTTTTGCTTCTTCAATCGACATTGTATAGACATGTAGAATGTAAGGTTGACGCTGTATATCAAGTTCAAGAGAATTAGGAACCATGATATTAAAAGGAGTTGGAGCCGTAACACAAATATCGCCCTCAGAAGGCTCTTGTGTTTCAGGGTTTGGAGCTTCATAGTCATCTGCGTCACTATCCCAAATGGTCTTGACATAACCAAGACCACAAGTAGATACCCAAAAAGCTGCGTCAGCAAAGGCTTTAGCAATGTCTTTGGTTTCGTAGACGTACTCCCAAAGATTCTTTCCAGCTTCTGCGGACTGGATATCCTCTTCTTCAGAGGACGCTGGCACCACAGAGGCCTGAGGCTTTTGTGAAGTCAGCCGGGAAATCTCAGTACGAACAGCGGGACGAATCTTATTGATGACCATACGGACACGACCGGGCACGTTAGGAGCCCTTGTAAGCTTCCCCCTAAGCAGGGCGACATACTGGTCACCCTTGAAGAATGCTAGGTTGATATACCACTGATTACGGATAGGAGTGATATCACTCTTACACTTGATGTAGTTAGCCTGTGCCCAGTCCGAGAGCTTACGCTCTAGTTCTTTCTCTTTGAGCTTCTTTACATCATCGTCTTCTACAGGCTCAAAGGAGGAACCGACATTACTGTCGAGTTCAGTCCCGGATGAGACGGTCATCTACCTCAATTCCTTCCTCTTGCCTAAACCACTCGGCTTCATCACTACTAAGAAAACCCCGAACCCGGACAATTTCGTCCATAGCTTCTTGGGCTGGTGTATCAGATACAGCTACTTCAGAGTCCGAGAAGGGACGTGAGGGATTCCCCGGCTGGCTTATCGACAGAGCCTGAAAGCTCATCGGGTCCTTTGCTGACAGGAGATTCATCGCCTGATTGTTTTGCTGTGTCATTAGCTCGGCCTGAACTTGAATTGTTGCGCTTAGGTCGCGGCTTAGTTCCTTCATCACCCGGCCATACCGGTTGCTTAACAGCTGACTGCTCCGTAAGATAAGTCGGTTCTGGGTCTTCTGATTTTGGTACATCAGGTACAACCAAGGTGACTGTAGAATCAAGAGAAGCAAGAAACTCAGAAGTAACTCGGGAAAGTTCATTTTTGTAGCTTTCTACCTTAGTAGGGAGTTCGATGAGCCGTGCCCTAAGCTCAGCGTTTTCATTCTTTAGAGCAGTAACCTCATCAAGCGTCGCCATGCCCAAGACGTGAGCCATTTCCACAACGTCTTCAACGCGGAGATAAGCAGTGCCGTCTGCGTAGTTATTAGTAGGATCGGGAAAATCCACTTTAAGATCAATGAACGGACCATCTGACTTATTCCAGATAAGGTCCCGGAACGGGTATAGGTAGGCTTTTTCATGGAGCGTAAACCTAGAGTGAGGGTGGTGGTTAATGGGATCAGACATTACCGGATACTTTCGTCGTCAACGGTATTAGGGCCGCCTTCACCCGGGAACACATAGTCCTCGGACGGACGCTCTACTGCGGGAGCATAGAAGTGATCACCCTCGTAAGGAGCGGGTGGATTAGTGTGAGTCTCAATAAGGTTCACAGCACCCTGCGTAATGACCTTATCAGCAAACAGACCCCAAAGATCAGGTTCGCGGTTCTCATTGTGCGCGTGCATAAGTTCGGCTTCAATTGCGGCAGACTCTTCCATGTAAGGACCACCATAGATTACTTCAGGCATTACCACTCCATTTCCCAGCTTGAATATTCGTCGTGCAGTATATAGCCCGAATCACCTTCAAGTGATCCGAAATCCCTATATTCCTTCTCGCCACTGTTGGGCTGATCAGTAAAGGGAAAAGGAATATCTGCTACTGCACCTAATCTATCAGTGACCTGCTTCGTAGGTACAGAATCATCAAAAGACAGATCAGGCATTGTGGTAATGAAGTAACGCAAGCAATCACAGAGGTCGTCGTGCTTCTTGTGGGGCTTAGTCTTGGGAGCATTCTTGGATTCCAGCTTCTTGCTGGCCCATGTCTCCCAGTGGTACTTAAGCATTTCATCTTCAAGCAGGACACAGTTTTCTACATAATGCCATGTAGGTTGTTTCGTCAGGGGATTAATCTGAAGGTATTCATCAAACTTTCGCAATCCTGTATCAACTGAATCAGGTCCTGTTGGTACGCCTTCGACAGCGAGATAGATTCCGTGCTTAGCGTACTCGCCGATATCTGATATTCCAGTATTGGCCCTAGTCTGTCTAAGTGCAGGATCGCCCGTTCTAAGGTAGACCTTAGCTCTTTGACCCGTATCCTTGTACTTAAGCGTGGACTCATAGGCTTTGACTCGCTGGGCCCATCCTTCGATAGTGACATAGCTATCCCTCATTTCAAAGAACGTAATGATAGTTCCATCTGGTTTTACCGCGTGCCATAGCCATGCGGTAGGGTGAACCCAGCCAGAGTCAACAGAGGTATAGATACGCATATCGCTGGTGAGTTCAAACTCACTCATGGGTATCCGGTGAATCCGGGGCTGGAAGTTCTTGAATACCTTTCCACCCAATTGCACAAAGTCACCCTTTTCACGTGCACGCCTGTCGTCTTCACTAAGGGTAGCGAGATAGGCGTCACGAGATTCCGGGGGAAGATACGGGTTATCCGCCATATCTGCCTGCACAATGAAGAAGCGGTGGTTGGGGTTATCCTTGGCCGGTTCATAGATACGCTCATAGACCCACGTCATACCGAACAACGGGGTCATACTCATCCACCATGAACCATTGGTATCAATAAGACGAGCACCACATTCTTCAAAGATATCCTGTGGCGGTTCCTCATCGAATGAAACAAAGTGACGGGAGGCAGATGCGAACTTATCCGTCTCCTGTTCGTAACTCATGAACTCAATAAAGCTACCGTTATTCAAATGCAGGGTATCAGTCTGCTTATCGTAGCTGTCTTCCCAGTTACCGTTAATCAGGTATTGCTGAGGCATGTACTGCTTAAACAGCGGAATGGTGACAGGCTTGATAATGTTCTTGAAGTCAACGGTGACGAAACGCCCGCGTACAGGCTCCCGAGGCATGACCCTATAAGGATGCGTCTTAGTCAGCCACCAGACGCATTCCACCACATTTGCTACAGTCTTACCTGTACGGTTACCTCCAATGAAAAGGCGTCCGTGCTTCTGAGACTGGTGAAACCATTCCTGTTTAGGGTATGGCTTATGGTGAAATACGTTAGGCAGGAATGCTGTGTTCTTTAGGGTATTTCCCACAGAAGCAAGTGCATCCTCAAAGGACAATTCTCTTGGGTTACTACGCCGTTGTACCATCGACAAAATTCGTTTGAGAGCAGATCAGGGAGATAAGGTTGGCTACTGCCGCATTACCTCCGCGTGATCCAGTAATGGTTCCGCTAAAGAGAAGCGGACTGTTATTGCCGTCATGGCTATGCGCACCACTAGCGGCCTGATTAACGCCGGGGCCTAGTGTGTGGTGCTGTGCATTAGTGTCACTATCTACGTCAGAGAAAGCATGGAACAGCCTGTTACTCACAGGGTCCATAGGCATCTGAGCCTGCTGTTGCCCGCTAGTCTGATCCTGTCCCATTCCGGGGTCCATAGACATTAGAACTTACTCCTTTGAATAACCTTAATGTGGGACGCAACCGCGACACCGTTAGTAAGAATCCCGGTAAACTTAACTTCAAGGTTGGCAGTAGGTACACGCACACCAAGAGCAACAGTCGTTGATTCCCAATACTGGGAACCGGAGGCAACGTTATTCTTGCAAAAGACACTGTTAGCCGAATCAGGAGGACCGGGCCATGTACCGTTCATCTGAATGATCCACCCTTGGCTACCCGGATTAGCACCGGGGGAGTTATACCACTGGATATCGTAGATACCCGCCTGAGTAATCTTGATAGAGCCTGAGACAGAACCCGGCGTTGCGAAGGAAGGTTGAGGGTTACTAAGCTGGGAAGATGCCGCTGTACCTGTATCAATGTGCAGAACACCGCAGTCACCTACGGTAGCCGCCGTGTAGGTAATACCGTTACATACAAAGACCAACTGGTTGTCCATCTTTGTCGGGGTAGTGTTAATGCTGTTAAGCGCGGCGTCGATCTTATCGTAGTTGGTGTCGAGAAGGTTAACGTCATACGTCTCGCCCGTAGCTGGCTTAAGAAGGTTATAATAGGTTGTGGGTACGGCCATTAGCCCAGTTCTCCTGATACGGTATGGGAGGGAGATTCAGCCGTAGCCGCGCTAAGGATAGACAGCCTATTACCGATCCGAGATTTAAGCTCAGGATCGGAAATCTCTTCGTCCAATACCTGCAAGATTATACCCACCATCTTCTGTGCGTCCACCTGCTTCCTATTGGTGGGGTCCCAACGCCCGGTCATAGCCAGCACAGTGTCCATAGCCTTGCTGTTACCCCCAGCCGCCTGTTGTACCAACTGGATAAGAGCAAAGGCTTGAGACGCATCAAGAGCCTGTTCGGCACTTAGCATAAGGTGTTCAAGGAACTTGGGCTGTTTGAGCCAGCCCTGAAAAGTAACCCAAGGAATCTTATGCTTCTTCATCTTCATGTGAAGCGGTTTACCGTCAGGATAGGTCAGCGTAGTAATGAACGCTTCCTGCGCGTGCGTAAGACCACCGGGAATATTCCGGCCGCCGATAGTATCCAGCTTGCGCTTAAATTCCTCAGTCTCCATATAGGCGCGGACGAATCCGATATCAGGCAGGACGGTATTAGTAGTGTCCCACTCTCTAATGACGTTCTCAGCGTTAACCGGCTGATTTTGCATAAACAGCCGTCTGGCGACGATTACTACTCCGTTGTGGAGCCTGTCGCTTTGTGGTGCGTACTTCTTTACTTCACTAGCAGCACGACTATGCTCCAGATCAAGCCGACTAGGCCCAAGACCAAAAACACTAATAGCACCGCGTTCGTAAGTATCGGGAACTTCATCCTCGCCTGCCCTTAGTTCTCGTGGGATATAACTACTAAGCCCTATGTTGTCTTTACTAGGATCGTTACTCATTAGGGTGTGTCCATCGTTCTTCGAACTTATCGTGCTGCCATTCGCCGGAGTCTACGCAGTTGTTGCAGATGTACTCTTTTCGGATAGCCATACCACTACCGTCGCAGTAGATTACTTCCGTCCAGTCAGCCGCCTCTGCACGCTTACGGTTTACCTGCCACCCGCACTCCAAGCACTTGGTATCCGGGATAAGTACTTTAAGCTGTTTCATCGGTGTCAGTTCCTTCTGTGGGTTTGGGGCATTCAAGCTTAGCGATCTGGTTAATGAGTCCCTGCTCCATACCGAACCGCCTGAACTGGCGCGCTACTCCCACAGGCAAAGAGCGTGTCTGACCGTTCTCGTAGTTGGCAATGATCGTCGGGTTAATAAGGAGTACCTTAGCCATTTGCATGACCGACCCGAAATGCCTCGACCGCCAATCCTTGAAGGTAAGAATAGGGATGCGCACGTTAATACTTTCGATATCCTCGTTGAGCCAATGCTTCACGTCTCTACGTGAGTGACCCTTCTCCTGAAGGATATGCTGAGCTTCGATAGTAGCACGGTGTCTCTTGTATGTCCCCGGATAATCGTCGTAGGACTTACCGTACTTCTGCATAAAGGCTAGTAGCTTAGGGGGTATTTTTTCGAAGAGAGCAAGTTCAGTACGGTGTACGACGGGGTATGTAACACCCGCGAGTTCAGCCAGTGTTGTTCTATTGAGTACACGAGGTATCCCGTCGGCATCCAAAGGGTTATCCAAATGGGCGAGAGCCTCAGTGATAGCTGGCGATGTGCCATGTATCTTGATGAAGTGCTCAATGGGATTCACGGTGCTTCCTTGATCTTACGTTCCAATTGGTCGATATACACACGAAGATTAGTTCCGTCAGGAGCGTGAGTATTACCGTCGGCTAACCAACGGTAAGCACTAAGCAATTCCTGCTTCAACTTATCCTTAGCTTCTTTACGCATAGTGCTGAGAAGAGAGGCCATGTGTTTTCCTTTCAGGTATATCCAGAGAGTACGTGCATGGTATAGAGAAGGTCAAGGGTCATAAAAAATTCGGAGAGGGTTTAACCGCAAAGACTAAACTGGCTGGAATAGGTGACAACATGGTTAGAGGCTGGCATAGTAGGCCATAGATCGACCAACCGGCCGATCGGCCCGAGTACTACGTAGGAGATTCAAATGTCTGTTCAGTCCCGCAAGCTCGCATCCCGCATCACGTCCGCACTGCGCAACGATTCAGTACTCGTTACTACCAACGTCAATGGCGAGTACGTTTACCTGTCCGACTCCAAGGGCCAGCGCTTTGCTGCCGTCGCCGACAAGGGCGAGAATGGTTTCTACTACTTTGTGATGGACTCCAAGGGGACGCGCCAGCTTATCCGTACCCGCTTTACCGGAGTCATTGAAACCATTAAGGCTCTGGACACGTACCCTGCGCCTAAGACCCACAAGGTCAACGCCAGCCCGCGTATCCGCCACACAAAGATGACTGGCGTATCAATGGGACGCTTCATCCCGGGCAACCTGTCAGCTATCGCTGAAGCATAGAGGTAGCACTCACCACCTAGGGCATGTGGATAAACTGCCCTATCCCATCCGAGTACCACCGTAGGAAAGTAGGAGCCATGTCCAAGCACTCAAAAGACCAGTCCCCGTCCACTCTCGTAGACGTTATCGCCTGCGAACGTCACATGATGGTAGAGCACAAGCGTAAGCAGATCATCTGGATCGGCGTTGTCTCTGTCTCGTCCGTCTTCTACATCATGGGCCTGAACGATATCCTGCCCTTTGGTTTCGCATTCCAGCACGTAGAAGAGTTGGTCCTGACGACAGGAGTCATCCGAGTGATAGGAGCCTAGCTAGTCCTATCACCAGACTAGAGGCCGGTCCCGCAAGGGGCCGGTCTTTTGTCGTGCGCCCACAGGGGCCGCAACCTATAAACTGGGTGGATTCGCGTAACTGTCGGCGTACACCTATTGCGTAAGCTTTATATGCTGTGTTATCATCGCGTGCTTATGCGCGTACATGCGCGTGCGCGTTCCTTTACACCTATAAGGGCCATATATACTTAGTATGCTCTGGTATTGACAGATGGTCTTATCTCTGGCTTAATAGAGATATGGCCACCGGGACGCCAATAACCCGGACACTGCATTAGAGATTGACACTGCATTAGAGATTGACACTAATCCAAATGCGTGCTTTAATGGAGATATCAAGTTATTCCGCCTAGGCAGTAACGCTTATGGACGGTACGCTTGTATATGTCATACGATTTGTCAGTTCTTATCAATTGTGCTAATCTTGGTAACAGGAAGATCACGGTAGATAAGGGCAAAAACACTTATCAATTGTTGTTGTCAGTATTTGTCTTCGACTATACTGACAACAATAAGGTTCGAACATGTCATCGAACATGCCAGTGGTATGTCAGTTGTCTTGTCAGTAAATGTCAGTAATTCTTCGAACACATGTTCGGACATTTTCACTGACATATTCGACTCTTATGACATCCACATGTCACTCTAAACGTCATAAGCTTGACAGTACCTTAGTGGACCTGCTAAGCTGGTGTTATGAACGACAGTTCATACACACTTACATGATCTTCTGTTATAGCGGTGAGTTACCAACCCGCTATAACAGAGCACAACGTTAGTTTGACACGATAAAGTAATCGTGCTAAGCTGGTAACAACAAAGCAAAACATCATACACATACAACGAGTTAGAAAGTAGTTGATTATCTTGACCCACAAGAATGTGCTTGACTATTACGGTATCAATTATATCCTGATACCTGTAGACAACGATAACAAAAGCTTGAACGCCGCAGGTGGGCGTGAGTACAACGTCTACATGGGAACCAAAGAATACGAGAGCTATATCTTCACCGGCTTTCGTAACACCGGCTACCTTGTCACTGTGGACTTTGAAGAGACTGCTAATGGCAACGGTACTGTCACTGTCTTTACTGATAGAACTGATATGCCTTGGGGCTTGGCTGTATGCCTTGCACAAATGGCTGTACCTGAAGCTGTCGATGCTAACGGTGTAAGCACTGTGAACTTCAAAGATAACCGCTATGGCTACCCTAAGACCGGCGGCGATACTATGGTTATCATGGAATACATGTTCGACTTCACTACCACTGCGTCCAATACCACAGAACAGGATAAGTAACATGACTGAACTTGCAGTGCGGCCCGCTATATCAGTAACGCACACTCACGCTAGTCAGGGTGTCTACAACGACACAGAGACTACTATCTCTTACACAAGCGGTGCCTCTGTGGTACACGTACACGTTGCGATGTTGCCTTATCTTCAGTACTGGACTTGCCCTAATGCTAAGACCATTCGTAATTGGGTGGACGCGGCTTTGGCTGGCACCGGTATGAAGCGTGACGGCGCACGTATCGAAACAACGTGCAGTCTTAGCGGCTGGCGCTTTAGCTACTATGTTTGTAAAGACACTGTAAAGGCGTGTGACTAATTTGGCTAAGTTCAAAGCAGGTGATATGATTATCTGTAAGAGCGATGAAGGCACTAGCGTTCTTATGGTGAACTCTAATGATGGAGTTTACTACTCACTCGATGATGGTAACGGCTTCATTGATGCACGTGACCGTATCGAATACATTGACTCGCTCTACGAAGGGTGCGACTAATGTCAGCATATAGCGAAGCATTAACAGAGTTGCGTCAAGTCAAGGCACAATTGCGGTTACTTCACGAGACTAGGACTCTCTTGAACGGCAATATCACGCCTGAAGTCTCTAAGATCATAGATGATCTGGAACAAAAGCACGCCCATCTTTACATAGCTGTACGTGAATTGCGTAAAGCTAATCTTATACGCTAATCTAATAAGGAGATACTGAGTTATGCGTAAGTACATGCAAGACGCGGCCCCGCGCATTCTGAAACGGGAATACTTCAAGGCTGACAGCATCCGTGGGACCTATCCTTATGAGGGTAAGAATCTGGACTATGCTATCTACAGCTACAGCACGCCTATCGCGCTCTTTCACGGCGGCCAGTGGTACATGACAACTAAGCGATTCAGTCAGACTACTACTAACCAACAGGCGGCATTGCGTCTTATCCTTAGGGATGAGCACGTTATCCAACTGAGTCAAGACGTGTTTGAACACCAATGCAAAGAAGCAGGTATTAGCTAATGACTGAACCTGTACTGCGTAGGTATATCACGGACAACTGGTTCAAGATAGTTGACCACAAGACGTTTACTACCGAGACGTTTAGTGGTAAGCTTATGGATAACGGCGCTTATATCATCTACTCATACAAGGCACCTATAGCAGTGTGTCTCAAAGGCAGATGGTTTATTACTAAGCAACGTCACAGTAACTTGACTACTTATCATATGCAATGCCTGCGTTATATTCTCCATGAAGAAGAGATAGCAGTACGTCTGTCCAACCCTGAACAGTTTAAAGACGTACTGAACGCGGCTAACGCAACCTAACTCACTGGGGAGTGATTACAATAAAGGTCTCAAAGTTTTGCGAGTGGAACGGCGACCGTCTCTATCGCGTAGTGGTAGGCAACATCGTGGACTGGCACCATCCCTTTGTGGGATCATGCCGACACAACACTATAGATAGGACACATGATGCCCACCTACGAACGCTGTAACGTCACCACAGGCAGTAACGCACGCGGTTTCGCTTACAGATGCAATAAGAAGGTAGGACACGTGGACAGGGGCGACACCGAACATGCCGACTCTAAAAATGTGCCCGTCTATCGTTGGAAAGATTCTAAAGAAACTTCCAACTAGGTACCATTTCAGCATAGACAAGCTACCGAATACTTGCTAAGCTGATATCAGCAGTAAAGAACAGCCACTCACTACCAACGCCTCGTGGCAGGCACCACAACTCACTGAAAGAAGTACACAATGTCTGATGCAATGTTTTCCGCTCTTGCTGACAAGGCCCGCGAATACGTCTCCGGCCTCCACAAGACTGCCAACGAGTACCGGCAGGCTTCTGGCAACATGGGCACCAAGGACCTCGACGCTTGGGTAGATGCCTCTACCGATCCTGAGATTGTCCGCACTCGTGACCAGCTTGCTAAGGCGGCGGCAGTTATCAAGGAAAAGACTGCCGAACTCCGCGAAAAGGCTAAGGAAGCTCTTATGCCTGAAGGCACTAACTCGGATGAGCTTAGCAAGAAGTTCAAGGCCGATAAGACTGAGGCTAAGACGTTCCTCAACGGCGCTATCAATGCCCTGAAGGGTCTTGGCGCACCGGATGAGGTTATCGACGAACTTCAGCAGTACCTTGAACAGCTTCCGAACGTTAGCGGCTCTACTGCCGTCGGCCTTACTAGCTCCGGTAAGTCTCCTGAAGAACTCGCCGCTGTCCGTACTTGGGCACGTGAGAACGGACACGAGGTCTCTGATAAGGGCCGCGTGCCTAAGGAAATCCTCGAAGCTTGGGACAAGCGCCACGACGCTACGGCTGACGTAGCTTAGTCTCAGCCCTAATAGGGGAGTCACCGTGCGCGGGTACTCTTAAACAACCACTAGCCTCAAGGTGCCCGTAATTGTAAGGGTCGCTACATCACTCCGCAGATTCAAAGGGTGTAGCGGCCCTTACTTATACCCTACTACCAATAAGGGAACTAATGTCACGCTTTACTAGCGGTAAACTTAACCACGATTGGCACGGCGGTACCTGCTCTATCTGTGGAGAAGATAAAGAGTATTACGATACTCACTTTGGTAACGCTGAACCTAGCGATAAAGACTTGCCCGTAGTAGCAACGCCCACAGACAATGATGAGTCTACGACGTATCCTTGGAATACCAATGATTCGAGTGGAAGGCAAAACAATGTCTGACGACGGCTTTTATCTGTCTATCCTTATGGATGCTACTAACCTTGGTAAGCTTCACCGTGATCAGCGTAATACCATCATGCTACGGGAGACATATGCTGAACTCCCGTCCATGTCCGGCCTTGATTATGAGACGGTACAAGACGCATACCGTGCTTATCGCAACGCTTACAATGTCCCGGTTACACGAGTGACAACTTCAGTTTGACAGAATGTCATAACCGTGCTATCCTGAAAGGGTACCAATGAGTGAACGCACGATGGTACAGGTTGGTATAGTATGTCCAGCCTGTAACCGCCCCGGTGTAGTCTTCTTGCCCAAAGAAGGACTAGACAATTGGAAGAATAAGCGTATGTCTGTTCAAAAGGCATTCCCTGATCTAACAGCTACCACAAGGGAACGACTCTTGACTGGTTATTGCCCTGCCTGTCAAGAAGAAATCTTTGGAACGGATGACTAATGGAACATCGTTGTGATCTATGCGGTGATTGGTACTTTAGTGCCTATGACCTAGACGGTACTAACGACGGTCTATGCAACCAATGTAAGGAATCTAACCTTGACGACTACGACTCCACGGACGCCCCGATTGAGCCAAATAGGGAATCGTCCCAATCCGCATAACCTTGAGAGGGGCGATAGGGCTAAGGTAGTACAAGACAGCCGTATCGTAATAGGTAAACCCTTTGCTCTTGACTTTACCGTGCACTTGGGTAAGGTTGGCATTATAACATTCATTGACCATGAGCTTATTAGCTTGCGGTTCGATGACGGCCAGACTATCTCGTACTGGCACAATGAAGTACAGCCCGTTGAAACTAATAAGGAGAAAAATGCCTCAGGAAAAGACTAACCGCCGTATCCTTTCGCACGAAGAGCGTTCGGAAGTAGAAGCAACGATCACTAAGCAGATCGGGGAGTTCTTTGACGACATTGGGTTTGTCGCCGATAACTTCTCTTACACATGGGACTCTGAAAAGCATGTGCTTATCGCTGAACGCTATAGCGATAACGGCGGCGCTATCGAGTTCTATGAAGTCCGTCCTGTGGTAAGCTATGTAGGTAATGGTCGCTACACCGACGAGTAAGTCGGATGGAACGCGACAACCTGAATAGCTAACTGGTATAATGGGGACTCGGGAAGGAATGCCCGTAGTCTTAAACGACAGTGATATGCGCCCATCTATCAGGAGTAACCATGTCCAGTAACTATAACCATCACGGCCACAAATGGCTGGTACAGCTTATCGTCAAGTTCTTTAAAGACGCAGAAGACGACGCTATCACACAGATCAAAGTCCACAGATGGTTTATACGCTTCTGGCTAATCAACATCATAGTAGCTCTTAGTGTCTTTATATTCCTGCCTGACGTTTGGGCGGCGGCAAGCATACTCTACCTAACGATTGTATCGTTGTATGCTAACTTCGCCACAGACTATGGCGCTCTTATTGCCAGCCAAGGCTCTCTTCATGCCATAGAGGCAGGCAAAGTCATAACAAAGGAGATTACCAGTGACCTCAACCCTGAGGTATCCTAAGAAACTCACTGAACTAAATCCTGACGAGTCCTATACAGCCAAGAATATTGCAACTATACTGGACGTAGCAGAACGAACCGTGTACCGTTGGTTCTCTCAGGGGTTTCTTGAACGTGATGTGCGTGAAGGCGTCACCCTCTATACACCTAACCCGTTGCTAAAGCCTGAAGCGATAGCGGCCCAAAAGGGTATCAAGCGTCAGTATACTGATACGGAACTTGAAACCTTTTACCAAGATATCTTGTCCGGTGAGATTAGTCCTATACCGATTGATATTACCCAGCTGATCCGATCAAGAGCAAGCAACACTACTCTTATCAGTGCCTTGGATGGTCTCAATCAGTTCCGGGAGTTCTTGGCCTATGTGATAAAACGATGAACCATTGAACCATTGAGGATGAGTAATGAGTGATAATCCGTTTGATGATATCTTTGCTGAGCTAGAGCTACCACTTGATCCTATCCGGCAGATATCTCAAGAGATTGAGGATAAGAAGCGGAAACTTGAACAGCGTAAAGCTATCAAGGATAAGATCAATGAGGCTAAGCGCGCTCTCAAAGAACAAATGGAGAAGCTCAACGCCGAACTCGCTGAAGTAGAAGACAAGCTTGAATCTGAACACACTACCGATTGGCAGATTCAGCGGGAAATCCGTGAGCTTGAGCGTAAGGTAGAAGAAGAAGAACACAAGCGTAAAGAAGCTGAACGCCTAGCTGAGATTGAACGCCGCAAGAACATTGCAATGGCAGGCTTTAGGCACCAGATTGAAGAGCTTAGCCCTGAGTGGGAGAAGTACCCTCACGACTACCAATGGGAGGGTGCCGGTACTCTGGCCCTTATGGGCAGTGGCCTACTCGGTGATGAAATGGGACTCGGTAAGACTCTCACGGCTATCATGTGGCTCGACTTTATCAAGGCTAAGCGAGTACTCATCGTTGCACCGAATGAGACAGTGAATAACTTTGGACAAGAGGTTATCCGTTGGGCACCGCACCGGTTCACTTGGACCTTTGCCGGTAACAACCCTAAGGAACGCCGCCTGTTTATGGATACACTTATCCAGCCCCGTAAGGAACTGGACAACGACTTCACTGTCTGTGTTAACTACGAACAGCTTTATCAGGATAAAGAGTTTGTCCAGCGCCTAAAGTCTATGGAGTGGGATGCCGTCATCATTGATGAGGCCCACAACATGAAGGATAAGAAGTCTCTGCTATTCCAGCGTATGCAAGGAATGACATGGGGCGTGCCTCATATCCTGCCTATGACTGGTACGTTTATCCTCAACCAGCCACAGGACATTTGGACTTCTCTGCATCTTATTGACCCCAATACGTTCTACAATGAACAGGACTTCCTGCACTCTTACTGTGAGTTTAACTACTCATCGGGCAAGTGGCACTTCCGTAGTGGTGGTGTTGCTTCTCTGGTCAAGCACATGCAAGGCCGTATCGTTATGCGTTCCTTTGATGAAGTGGCACGCGATAAGATTCCGGCCCAGTACATGCACGAAACTTGGATCGACTGGGTTGACCCTGCCTATCCTGATCAGCGTAAGGTTATCAAGCAACTGGCCGAGCATTCTCAGATTGTTCTTGATATGGAACGTAAGTCCAATGTCATTGAGAGTCTTGCTCTTATCACCCGCAACCGTCAGGCTATTAACTGGCCAGCCGGTATTACACTGAACGTAAAGAATCCCGATACCAATGAGATTCTCTACACGTTCTCTGTGGGAGACGAAGTACAAGAGAGTATCAAGATGGATTGGGTGGAAGCAAAAGCTAAGGAGCTACAGCTTAGCGGCAAGCGTATTGTAGTATTCTCCCAATTCAAGACTGTACTGGCCGAACTGGAAAGGCGGCTGGCTAAGTCCAACCTAAAGGTGGTCAGGTATGACGGTGATACGGATGATGAAACTCGCAAGGCAGTCAAAAACGATTTCGATCGCCGTCACGTGGAAAACCGGGGTGGGGGTTATACGTGGGACATCGTACTCTGTAACTTCAAAACAGGCGGGGTCGGTCTTAACTTCACCCATGCCACGGAGACTATTATCTTCGACGAAGAATGGAATCCCGGTAAGAACGAGCAGGCGTATCGTCGCACAAAGAGAATGGGTCAGACGGAAGAGACTCACGTCTACATTCCAAGGGTAACCCGTTCTATTGATGAATGGCTTAACACACTCAATATCCAGAAGCGTCAGCTTGTAGATGGATTTAACCTCGAAGTTGATCTGACCAAGGAGTTCAGCAACTTCCTCGAAGATATGCTGGGAGACTAATGGAACACGAGAGACTCAGAGTAGTAAGGGTAGAGATTGAATACGACAGATATGACAACGTGGTTATGTTTTATAACCTCGATAAGATTTCTCCAAACGCTAACCCTTACAATCTATTCCGTGACAACATTCCGTTGGGCACGGTATGTATGGCAGTCAACGTCCGACTTCTAAATGATGATGAGTGGGAGGACTATAAGAAGACAGGTAAGGTAGGAAATGAAAGCGTTTGGGAAGGCTTTCCTGATTAAAGAAGTTGTACTGATGGTCGTGGTATTCACAGCGGTCATGTGGTACGTTGGAGCAGTGCAACAGCACAACTCAGATTTGCTGGCAGAGAACAAAGCCTATGTATCCGGCCAGCAGGCTAACGCGGATATGTGGGTCAGTAAGATTGACACGGAAATCAAAGGGGTTAGCACTTCACTAGGTCTCTACAATGCTTATGTAGCCGCCCACCCTAATGACTTTGATAAGGATATCGTCGGGACTAAGAACAGCTTGGCATCCGATATCTATTCTCATCAGTTCGCTTGTCAGAATCTTATTGAAGAATATAACAAAGCACGGCTGACTTGGCCTAGCTTTGTCAAATCACAAGCGCACTCCATCTTGGAATGCGGAGGAGAATAACAATGACTGAAGCAGTAGACTCTAAGCTGAGCATCTTCCTTGCCGAGAGGGATAATGAGGAACACATTGCGAAGCTTACAGAAGCAACCTACCAGCAGTTGACTCAGGAGATTCACGAGTTCCGTAGTCGGGTTGCTTTTGGGCAGGATGCTACCGAGGCATTCGCTAAGGAGGTAGAGGAATATGGCGAAGACGTCTATCCCCCTGTGGCGCTTGCTATTCGGAAGCTGGGACATGCACAGCTTGTGAGCGATAAGAAGTGGCTTGCTACTCTTGAAGCTACTACGGCTGAGTTTTTCCCGGCTGAAGCAACCAACCACGACTAGGCTTCACTAACTGTACTACCAATACAATAGCAAAGTAATTTGAACAGGAGAATGTAATGACTGGTATGTCCCCCGAAGTACGTGAGCAGGCTAAGAAGGACGAACTGCGCTTCAAGCTGGTCACGGATATCGCAAAGCAGGAACAGCTTCTTAAGCAGGATAAGCAGCTTCTCGAACTGGTACAGGAACTCATCCCTGTACTGCCCGAAGAAGCCAAGACCGCTGAAGGCCTTGAGCTTACTCTGGAAATGGCTGAGTACATGGTAAAGGAAAAAGAAGCACGTCTTGCTTTCTTCCTTTCCATGCTACAGAAGCATTATCCTAATGAGTATGAATCCTATGAGCGAAACAACCGACGATAACGTCTGTCCTTTCTGCTTGGCCGGTTGGCCCCTTGCTTTCTGCCGTGTGCGGCCCGGGACGGGCTGTGTGACAGAGAGTGAGGGGCCGCTGGCCTCAGGGACCGACCCAGACCTAGAGGACTCCACAGAGGCGCACAGCGGCTCCGATACAGAGGATGATAATGGAGAAGAGTCAAGAGCTTATCGAGATGCTAGAAGCACAGGCCGTAAGCGAGCGGCTAAGCTATATAAAATCGAAACAGGCCAAGTCTGCGATTGGGCATGGAGTAAGTTATGCGGCGGTGGTATTGAGCCTATTATTGGGTGCACAGGTCGCCCTGCTGAACACATTCACCACGGACCAGACAAGTCTACGTTTTCTAACGAGCGTAGTAACATCAGTCTTGTGTGTACTTATTGCCACAACCGTTGGCACGCGGCTAACGATCCATACTATGATAAGGTACGCCCGGATAACGGAGAAGCCTACCTCCCGAGAATCCCGGATGGAAAAACGATCTTTGCACTTGAAGACCGAATCCCCGCAACAAGAGAAGAAGTCTTCGCTAACGAATTGGCATTTCCGCTAAGAGGCAAGGACAAAGCGGCTCTCGATAAGGGCATTTGACACCGGCTCTATACCATGCTACACTAAAACCACTACCAACGAACAGCAAGGCATTAATTATCATGTCTCTATACCCAGTTTCGCACTCTATGGCAGACGCCTATGCCGCTTGTCAGAAGAGGTTTGAGTACTCGCACGTAAAGAAGCTTATGCCGGTTGTCACGCCCGAAGCATTGGCACGCGGCATCTATGCCCACAACCTTATGGAAATCTTCTTCACCGCTATTAAAGAGGGTGAGTCGCATGAGACGGCTAAATCAATTACCCTGCTTAATGCGGCAGATGACCCTAAGTACTTCAATAAAATCTGGAACCGTATCGAATACTTCTTGGATGAAATCTACCCGACTCTTGGTTGGTTGGAGATTATCAGTATCGAACGTACTTATCGGCTTGACGTAGGAGATAAGTTCCAGTTCCCGTTTACTGTGGACTTGGTTGTCCGCATGGCAGATGGTATTGTCTATGCGATTGACTTCAAGTTCGGAGCAGACGCTTATGATGAGCAGATGCTTAAGATGTATCCGCAGTTGCCCAAGTATGTCGGAGGCCTAAGGGTTCTCGGTATGCAGAAGCTTCTGGAACATGAAGTGCCTACCAAAGCAATGTATGTGTTTATCCGTTCACGGCATAACATCGCTGATAAGAACAAGTTTGTTGAGATTCACCCCGTCGAAGTATCCGACGCCCGGATCAGGAACAGCTTTATCGAACAGGATCAGACGGCAACGGCTATCATTAGCCACCTTGAATCCAACCGGCCCTTCATTCGCACCTTTAATAACAACTGTAAGTACTGCCCCTTTATTGAACTGTGTGTTGCGGAAATGAATGGCCGTGATCCTGAAGAGATAAAGACTATGGAAGCTGTGCTTTATAAGGAGAACAGCTACGGCTACGAAGAATTGGAGATTGCATAATGGCGTATGATGATAACTCGCCACAGATGAATATACAGACTGATCCGCATAGGATTCTTCAGGACATTGCTGACCTTGATGCCCACATTGAGGAAAAGAAAGCTTATCGCCGTCAGCTTGTCTCTCTGTATGAAGAGACTATGGAGGGTTTCCACAAGCACGCTAACGAAGTTCTCTACCGGCCCTTGCCGGAAGAACCGGTTATGGCTGAGGCACCTTATCAGGAAAAGGGGCGTTGGTAATGGCTTTTAGAGAAGTACTTATCTCCATCTGTGACCAATGCGGTGCAGAGGAACAGACAGAGACCAGTAAGATTATCGGTAAGAATAAAATTCTCTTGCCTACCGGTTGGCTTCATGTGCACGCATCCAGTGCTTTTGTGGATGAGGTCTTCTCGTTGGACCTGTGCACTAAGTGCTCTTCTCCGGTAATTGATCTTGCCGGTAGGGCGCAGGTGACTAAGTAATGGCGGGGGTGGGACTAGGAGGGTTCTTCAATGGTGACCCTAACCCGAATCCCTTTACCGATATCCTGCCCGCTACCGGAGGTCTTGTGGGGGATAACGGTCAGATCATTGTTGATCCTGACTACCGTGACTTGTCCACCTATGAGGATCATGACGGCTATGATCCGCCTACGGGTAACGGACTGGCCGCTCCTATCTATGAGACGCAGAGGCAGGAGAACCAAGTCTCTAAGAGAGTACAGTATGCTGAAGCTTACGGTGCCTCTAAGCTGACTGTCCTGAAGGATATCGAAGAAGAGATTCGTGATCTTCTTCTTACCCGTAAGAAACTTCTCCGTGAACTTAAAGCGGAGCGTGATGAGATTGACAAGCGACTGAATGTATCTGAATCTGTAACAACTGCACTTGATGAAATGTTCCCTGAACAACTTGCACATGAAATTGAAAGTGGTGTAATTAATGAGTGACTTTGAGTATGACCGTCCTGTGGCACCGATTGAGAAGCAGGCTTTTAGCCTTGAACAGTTGTTCGGTAACCTGACACCTGTTACTAATGAGCCTACCAACTTCCGCGGTGCTATCTATTCTGAACCGGGACTCGGTAAGACCTATGCCGGTATTGAACTGGCACAGCGTATTACCCCACAGGAAAAGGCTATCGTCTATGTCTACACTGGTACTAACTGGGACTCCTTTAAGGACGTTCCGGCCCTGTGCCAGCGTGTACTGAAGAAGCCTTATACCAACATGGATGAGCTTGTAGCCTTTATCGAATCCTTTAAACGGGCTGACGTAAGGGCCAAGTTCCCTGTTGGGACTATCGTCTTCGATGAACACAACACCATGTTTGATGATGATGTTGATACCATCACGGCGATTAACTCCGCTCAGCTTATGAAAGAGAAGCGGAAGTATAAGGACCCTCATACCCCTGAGTGGCCCGACTACAACATGGGTAAGATGCACATGAAAGATATCATGACTTCTACCCTTATGATTCCCGATATCAACTTTATCTTCTTGTGCCATGAGCGTGACGGTAAGAAGTCGATGAAGAAAGAGCCTGACTACTTTGACAAGGCGTCTCAGGAGTTCATGCGGCCCCTGTCTTGCTTGTATCGTTTGACAACGCAAGTACAAGAGGGTAATGTAGTTCGTACCTTCCAAACCCAAGGAACGGATCAGGTGACTGCAAAGAATCGCATTACTGGTCTAGCCCCGTTCCTTACTGGTAGGGATGCAGTAGAGAAAATCGCTACCGCTTATCTGAATTGGTCTAAGGCCGAGAAGGAAAAGCAGGAAGCAACCAAAGCCCCTGTGGAGAATCCGAAACCTGTTGAGCCAATCAATACCCAAGGTGATGCTTCGGTAGAAGTACCGGCAAAGACAGAAGAAGCAACCGTCTCTTCCCCCAGTAGGTCGGAAGCAGAGGGTTCTCCACAGGTACTGGTTACGGAGAAGCCTGTAGATAGTGAAAAGGAACTCCGTGATCTACTGGGTATCTAACTAAATACCAACTGAACAATAATTAAATAGGGTGGTGCGAGTACGACTCGTTAAACAATTGCGTTAAAGACTAAGCTCTACGGCGGCCACCCATCCCTAATGTAAATGCTATAACTAACTGAAATGAGAAATGAAATGTCTGAATCCATTTGGGACGTATTCGGTGTTAGTGCTGACGACGTTTCTGAAAACCCCTTCTATATCCCCCGCGACGTTTACAACGTCAACGTGGATGCTGAAGTCAAGTCGTGGAAAGACGGCGGCCCTGTCTACTTCGTGGTTAACTACACGATTATGGACGGACCTCACCGGGGAATGGGCGCTAACCGCATGTTCCCCAAGAAGCCTCTTACCGCTGAGGATGACGCTGAGTACAAGACCAAAAATGCCCGTACTCTGACCAGCATTAAGAAGACACTCATTGAGCTTGGTCTTACTCCCGAGCAGATCAATGCCTTCCGCTTTACCCCGGATTTCGCTAAGGCTATCTCCGGTATCAAGGGAACGGCTGACATTGGTCCGCAGAAGAATAACGACCAGTATAGCTCCGTCTATGAGTTTACCAAGGCAAGTGCAATTGCCGCTCAGACTCCGGGTAATGTCGGTGCTGTTCCCGACTACGCTACGGCTCCGAGTGAGGTATTCCCACAGGCGGGGAGTGGATCGGTTTCCGGTTCGGTAGGATCACTGGATAACCTCGCCGGTCTTTTCCCGGGTGGCTTGGGCGGCTAATCCGAAAAGATTGGCTGAGTCGGTATCCGAGGAACTGACGCACTGATCCAGCTAAGGCGGGGAGTTATTGGTAGTGACTCCCCGCCTTAGTCTTGCCCACATATTCGGTCTCCCAAACTAAAGGAGAAACTGTGTTTGAACGTCCGTCGGACTTCACGTACATGTACTCCCATAACAGCTATATCTTATCATTTATGGAAGACGGTAAGAAAACGGAGATTATGGGAATCAAGTCTTTGGAAGAAGTAAAAGCTACTATAGCACGTCTCACTTCGCCAGAGAAGATCAAGCGCCCAGTATACTCAGGTACCTGCGAATGCTTGGAAAAGAAGTGGAGGTACTATGAAGAAGAGACCGAGAACATAGTGTTCAAGGTCTGCACCATTTGCAATAAGCCGCTGGACCGTGAAGTACTGAAGCACTTCTATTCAGACTTCAACCTAGACGACTTTATTACTGGGGGATAAGGGGAGAACATGTCAGAGAAGCTTGGCACTCTCAAATTTCTGGGGGATATCTGGGGGCCGGAGAGTGCTAACGTATTCCTCGCTACAAAACCAGAGCCAAACCTCTTTAGCGTTTCGCCGCTTATCACTTCGTGGAGAGATAAGCAAGATTCCATAGTAGAGTTCTTCATCGCACAAGACGCGAAGATGGACGTATACTATTCAATGGCCCACTACCAAGACGGGTCAAAGGAAAAGACAAAAGCAAACGCTATTGGTGCAAGGGTACTCTGGATAGAGCTTGAAGGGGATAACGAAGGCCAAGCCCGGCCTAAGGATGCCTTGCAGAAATTGGTAGATGAAGGTCTCATACCACCACCTACTTATCGCATACAGAGTTCAAGTGAGAATGCCCAGCACTGGTACTGGATTCTGGATGGAATTTATGCACCGGATATTATTGAAACCCTCAACCGTCGAATTGCCTACTACCTCGACGCTGATAGAGCGTGCTGGAATATCGACCGAGTTCTTAGGCCGCCATTCACGCACAACCACAAGAAAAAGCGAGCCAATAAAGACGGCTCCGCTCCCGCTGTGGATATCATTGAATACACCGGGAAGATTTACACCCCGGCCCAGTTCAAAGACCTCCCGGGTGTTAGAGTACAGCTAACCGAGATTGCAGAGTTTGGCGATATCCCTGATATTGATACGGTCTTTCGTAAGTATCCGTGGGATAACCAACACTCTGATCTTTTCTCAGCAGGTAAAGAACAGTTCTGGAATGAAAAATCTCAGGACCATTCGGGACGCGGTAACGCTATGGCCCGACTTGCTTACTTCGGCGCAGAAGTAGGCATGACTGATGAGGCGATTTTCTGCGTTCTTGATGACGTGGATAAACGCTGGGGTAAGTTCACTGGTCGTCATGACCGCAATCGTCGCCTTGTGGAGTTCATCTATAAGGTTCGGGAGAAGTATCCCTCTCCGGTCTTTGTGAGGGAAGAACAGACACAAGAACCTATTCAGAAGCTATTCCGCTTTGGTGACTTCCTTAAAACGGAGGTTAAGTTTGAATGGATAGTACAAGACCTAATAGGAAAGCAGACGATCAACTTTCTGACCGCTGTTCCCGGTGTGGGAAAGTCCAGATTAGCGATCCAGCTAGGTGCTTCACTTGCGACGGGCCAAGACTTCTTGTCTTGGAAGACATTAGGCCGAAACAAGGTAGTGTTCTTTTCTTTGGAAATGGGACACCCAATGCTGAAGCACTTCGCCTCTAACCTTGCTAAAGAGAATAGCTACAATGAGGATGAGCTTCAAGAGAACTTCTGGCTTGTCCCCGTTGGTGAGCCTATGCCTTTTGCCAATCAGGAAACACTGACATTCTTCAAGTATGTAATGGATGAAGTGAAACCTGACGTTGTTATCATCGACGCCATGTCCTCTCTGAGCTACTCAGAACTTAAAGAGGATACAGCTAAAAACATCAACAACCAGTTGAAAGCGATGCTCAATGAATACAAATGCACTTTCTACATTATTCATCACAATAGGAAACCGAATGTTTTGGACGGCAATAAGCCCCCGACACTTGCGGATTTTTATGGGAGTACTTACGGTGCCACAGACGCGGCTAGTGTCCTCTCTCTTTGGAGGCCGCCGAGTAGTGATCACTACGAGCTTCACACCCTCAAAAGCCGAACGGGTGGGTCCGATAAGCCGGTCAAACTCGCGTCACGACCGGATAAGTTCACCTTCTCACTAGCACTAGACGACGATATGGATATGGAGGCGCTATACAATGAACCTGATTCTAACCCCAATCCCCCTCTCGGATTTGGCTTTGGAGCAATGGGTTAAACTCATTGATAACGCCTCTGTAGTAGCACTGGACTTTGAGACAACGGGCCTAAAGGTCTATGATCAGACAGATGAAGGGAGAGGCTTTGCCATTGGTCTTCGTAGTTCTACTGGTATTCTGCGGAACTATTTCCCTATCAGTCACCCTCTTGGTGAAAATCTTCGAGAAGAGGATTGGAAGCTACTACTCACCCATATCCTTGCTAAGCCTGTGGTTTTTCACAATGCTCCTTTTGACCTCAATGCTTTGTGGAATCTTGGCTTCCCTACCCCAGCTGTCTTCTTCGATACAATGAAGCTGGACCACCTTATAGACGAGAACTACCCAAGCTATAAGTTGGACTACACCACAGAACGCTGGTTGGGCTATAAGGCAAAGAACAGGACGCCGCGCTTTGAGGCGGCCCTGTTGGCTTGGGGGTGGGGAGGTATGCCCTCTGAAGAAATGTGGGATTACGCTAAAGAGGACGGCTCCATTACTCTTGAGTCCCTAGAGAACATGACTAAGAGCAAAGAGTTCACCCCCAAGCTTGTGGACTACTGGAAGCGTATTGAACAGCCTACAGAAGTACTGCTTGCTAAGATGAGGCGTAAAGGCGTCCTCGTCAATATTGAGTACTGTGCCGTTATGGAATCTATCGGCAGAGAGCGTATGGCGGAACTAGAGAGCGAGTTGGGTGGAAAAGCAAGCTCTCCTAAGTTCCTAAAGTCATTGCTCAATGATAAGTTGGGATTGCCCGTCCTGCTTAACAAAGAGAATAAGGTCTCCTATGACAAAGAAACGATGGGACGTTATGAAAAGCGATTGCAGTTCATCGCAGACAATGAAATCAAGCTCTACGGACATAGCGACGTGGGAGCTTTGGCGCAACGGATACTCGAATATCGTGGTTGGCAAAAGGCCGTATCAGGTTACTATGAACCATATCAACGGTTCGTTGATAACGATGGAAGGCTACGAGCTTCCTACAACATCACAGGTACAAGGACGGGTCGCTTTTCATGTTCCGATCCTAATCTCCAACAAATCCCTAAGGAATCTGATAAAGAATGGTCTAAGGGTGTTAAAGGCGCTCTTATTGCGGAGTCAGGTTACGGACTATGGGAACTCGACTACGCTCAGCTTGAGTTCCGACTTGCCGCCGCGGCTAGTCACGAAGACGAACTCATTGAAATTTTCGCCGATAGCCAGCGTGACATTTTTACAGAAATGGCTGTCGTTCTTGGCATGGTACGACAAGACACAAAAACGCTTAATTATTCTATCCAGTACGGAGCCGGAACACCAAGGGTTATGGATGCGTTTAACGTATCGGAGAGTCATGCCCGGAACATTATTGAGAATTACTACAGGCAGTACCCCAACCTTAGGTCTGCATCCAAGCACTTCGGTAACTTGGCCAAACGAAGTGGCCACGTCGATATTTGGTCTGGACGTAGAAGGCATTTCCGTAACCCCGGAAAAGAGTTTTATAAAGCCTTCAACTCCTATATTCAAGGCGGCGCCGCCGATCTTGTAAAGCTGGCCATGATTGAAGTGGACAGAGAAGTGTGTGATGAGAATTGCAGGCTTCTTCTACAGGTCCATGACTCATTGGTACTGGAAATTAAAGAAGGGATGGAGGACTACTACCTCCCTCTTATCCGTGCAATTATGGTGCGGTACTCGGATTACTTCGGCGTTCGATTGGACGCTGATGCTCATAGGTGGTCTAAGCCACAGGAAGTAAAGGAACTGATTCATGTTTAGCCGGATTAATTGCTGGGGTTGCGGTACCGACGTGGAGAAGAAGAAGCTCACTACTGGTGTTCTTCTTGAACGTTACCGTGGCCGGTTCAGGACTATCAAGCGGGTATGGCTGTGCATGGTGTGCAGTACTCAGCATGATAAGATGAACGACGCCGTATATGAGGTATGCCGGTGACTACGCCTGAGGAATGGATAGAGTACCGGGCTATCTTTAGTAGGCCTGCCTCTATCTTGGATTCCAATGAAGATAGAAAAAAGGGCTTTGTAGTTGAGCGTACAAGGCCATACAGGTCAAAAGAGGGCGCTCAGCACGCGGCCCTGTATAACGCAACAGAAAGCCATGCGATCTTCATAGGCTTTGAATCACGCGCCGTATGTGCTACTGAATGGTGGAAAGATGGTGAGGTTACCCGGTGAAAGTCAAAGAGCTTATCGACCATTTAGCCGAGCTTGATCCCAACCTAGAGGTATTGGTCCAGAGTGAAGCTTACTATGACTGTAGCTCTCTGGGACCGGTTGAGTATGTAAAGCTGACCAATAAGAGTTACTGGGTATGCCATAAGCCTGTTCCTTCTGTAGCTCTTATGCAAAAAGATGATGAGATACTATGACCCTAGTACTTAGCTTTGACCCCGGTAAGAATCACGGTGGTAGGAACTCAGGATCAGGCTGGTGTCTACAGGATGAGAATACGGTATACGACTTCGGGGTTACGCAAGACCTTGTGGAGTTTCTGGCTTGGGACGTATTCGCACCGCTCAAGAAGCTGGGCATCCGGCCTGACATTATCGTCTACGAGGGTTATCAAATCCGAAAGGAAACAGTAGCCCAGAACGTCGGTATCCCACTTAGTACTGTGGAGAATATCGGAGCTATCAAGCTCTTTGCGAGGTCTCTTAAAGCTGAAGTTGTAAAGTTCATGCCTGCCCAAAAGCCTACACAATGGAAGGCCACAGGAAAGAACCCTACCAAGGTTCCCAAGGCACAGAGTCACTGGATAGACGCCTACAATCACGGGAGGTACTACCTTATCACCCGTAACCTTGCACCGTCGGCCCTAGAAATGGAAATGTTTGGCAATGGACATTGATGAAGATGAATGCGGCTCTGCTATTTATGAAATTATAGTTGAGCAGGATGAACCGGTTAACCATGAGTGCTGGGAGCCTAAAGGACATGAAGGTCCGCATAGGTGCGTAGCCTGTAGCGAGCAGTGGTAAGGAGTAAAAATGGGGGCTCTTGAAGATATCTTTGCACAATACGGTGCGGAAGTACCGCCTACCCTGAGTGCTGATATTGAAGAGGCTATGGACGATACCCCTGAAGAGATTCGTCTTGAGGGAGAGTGGATGCTTTACTCGCTAAAGTATCCACTCTCCCCCCGCATCACTAAGACATGCAGTCGTTGTGGTGAGCCTTTTCAGACCAATTACAATGGGGTGGGTAACTGCTCTAACCGGTGTGTTATAGAGGAACTAAGAGAGAAGTTCGGTCTTCTGTGGACACCCGGTAACAGGAAGAATAAAGAGAAATGGGAGACTAGAGTCCCTGCCTCTATCATTCCTTATTCTGCTTTGAGGGCTATGAAAAAGCTGGTAGTTCAAGCAGAAGCTGATCTAGGGAAGCCAATAGAGATTGGGGTTTCTGTCGAGAAGTTTGTTTTGCCGATACCTTCGCGGGTTGGCCAACGTGCTTCGGTTTCTGAGTCAACCTATAAGCTCCCGGATTTGGCTGAACCTGAGAAGGCTTCTGAACCACTACCGGTTCATCCTTCACATAGTCCAGAAGCTTTGGTTCAGGAGGATTCTGTTCCAGAACCTCCTTCGGAAGATCCTTTCGCAGAGCTTTTCTCTCTGTAGTAGTGGTACCACCAAACATACCTTCTACTTCATTGATAACTGCCCATTCTCTACAGAGGTCCTGAACAGGGCACATAGCACAGATGCCCTTAGCGGCCTTAATAGTTGATTTAGTCAAGTCATCCCCGAACAGCTTAGGGTATGACGTGCAAATGGCTTGTTGAGACCACACTTTGCGGTGGCTTGACAGGACTGTATACATGATTATGTTCTCTTTCCCCAGCGGATAAGATCATCTTAACATCGTGTATTTAAGTGGTCAAGCAACATGAGAGTACGTGTCTCAGAAGTTTTCCAAACAAATGTACCCCCGGGGCTTGACTCCCGGGGGTACACCTGTCACTATAGAAGTAGTAGGCCCCGTCCTCCAATTCGACAGCGGAGGGCGGGGCTTCGGGCTGTCTAGGCTCCCTTCTGAGCCTGAACAGTACCCGGCAGTGGATCAACCGGCGCGGGACCTACTTCTGTAGGAATCGGGTTAGGATCAGTAGAGTCCAACGACTCCCCCGGCAATCCACCGGCCCTATTAGGCACCCGCCAAGTTACCCCATAACTGGCGAGTACTGCTAGGACAATAATGCCCCACTGTGCCTGCGTAAGATACTGAATACCTTGTGCAGTAGCAGGCTGTAGGTCAAGGGCAAGTACAAGAGTTCCCACAAGGGCGGCTACACCAGAGGCAATAGCCTTAGACACCTTGAGAATTTCATTTCCTACTGTGTTCATTTTAAGCTCCCATGAGACGGTTGGGTCGGAGATAACCGAGTAGAGCTGTTTTACTGAGGTTAACAATAGCTGAAGCTCCGTTAGGGCCGGCGGCCGTAGCATTGTTAGAAAGAGTCTTAACAGTACCGTCACCATTATCTCCGAGTATAATTCCTACATGTGATCCCGGAGTATAGCCTCCTTTAGCCCAAATGGCTACATCACCCATCTGAGGCCTCTGGCTCCGGTCTATCTGTGTATAAGCACGAGGGTCGTGATTATTCCAGATTTCATCTGCGGTACCTACCATTGGTGCACTACCGCCCACAAACCCGGTAGTGTAGAAATCGTAAAGGTCAACGCATTGTGCGCCATACCAATGGTCATAATCAAGATACTTGTTGGTATTCTGACTAATCCAGTTGAGCGATCCATTAGCTGCCATTGTAGGGGCGGCGACTTTACCCTGTGGCTGTTCCATAGTAAGGTAGTCCACAAGCTTTTGAGCATTAGCGTACTGAGCTTGGTAGTTAGAGCCGTCTGAAAAGGCGCTTTTCTCTACTGCCTGTGCGGCCTGCCAAGGAGTCATTCCGTTATGCTGTGTACTAGCCAGTGTATCGTAGAACTTACTGATTTCGTAGTTAGGGTCCATAACCTGCTGGGCACTACCCCAGCCCTGAGAAGGCCTCATCTGAAATAGCCCAAGAGAGTCCCTGTCCCCACCATTAAGGTTATGAAGAGACGATTCAGTAAGACCAGCCATAACGGCTGTTTCGATATCCTGTCGGGACATACCCCGCTGAAGACCGTTCTGGATAATCTGCCGGGCG